AGGTATAGCAGGGGTCAATAGCAATACTTTTATCAATGTAAACAGCCTACAAGAGCGCATTTATTTTGTACAAAAAGACACTTTAGACTTTTGGTATCTGCCTGTTAATGCTTTGGGCGGTACTGCTGTGGTATTTCCGCTTGGTTCAATCGCTAGAAGTGGCGGTTATTTGCAAGCGATGGGTACATGGACACTAGACGCTGGCTACGGTGTAGATGATTTAGGCGCTTTTGTCACCTCAATGGGTGAAGTTATCGTTTATAAGGGTACAGACCCCTCAGACCCTAATAGTTGGTCGCTAGTCGGTGTGTGGCAGATGGGTCAAACCTACGCTAGACGCTGTTTTTTCAAATACGCTGGCGATTTATTGCTACTAACTCAAGACGGCTTAGTGCCAATGTCGGCTGCTTTACAGTCTAGTCGCTTAGACCCCCGTGTAAACTTAACCGACAAGATTTTCTACGCAGTAAGCCAAGCGGCAGACTTGTATTACAACCAATTTGGTTGGCAAATCAACTATTTTGCCCCCTACAATATGCTGATTCTAAACATTCCTGTGACTGCAGGTGTAGAGCAGTTTGTAATGCACAGTATTACAAAATCATGGGGTAGATTTACGGATATTCAGGCGTATTGCTGGGAAGTTTCAGGCCCCGAAGGGATGTTCTTTGGCTCAGACGGCTATGTAGGTAAGTTTTACGATGGATTCTCGGATGCTGGCAACAATATCGTAGCCAACGCCCAACAAGCGTACAGCTATTTTGACAGCCGTGGGCAATTAAAGCGCTTTACGATGGTACGCCCTATCCTACAGACCGATAACACCGTACCGAATGTTTTATGCGGTATTAGCACCGATTTTGACACCGTAAACCTGTCTAATGAGATTACCTTTAACCCAAGCCTAGCTAAAGTGGGTATTTGGAATACAAGTAAATGGGATGATGCCTCATGGGGCGCAGGTTTAACCGTATCAAAGGTATGGCAAGGCGTGACAGGCATCGGATATGCGGGTTCTGTAAACCTTTCTGTGGCTTCCCAAGGGGTAGATTTCCATTGGGCTAGTACGGATTATGTAATGGAGCGTGGCGGGGTACTGTGAGGCAAGTTACGACTGAAAACCAACGCTATTTGGGGGAATGGTTGGTTCGAATACTTAACTTTCCCCTACCTGAAACCACCCAATGTATTGGGCAGTTAAAAGACGGCAATTTGGTAGCAGTAGCAGGATATACCAACTTTATGCCAAAGGCTTGTGAGATTCATATTGGTAGTGTCGGTGAGCATTGGGCTAGTAAAGATTTTATATGGGCGGTATTTGATTACCCCTTTAATAAACTAGGAGTTAGCGTTATACTAGGTCAAATTTGTGCTGATAACACAGATGCCCTAAAGTTAAACCGACATTTGGGCTTTAAAGTTGTAGCTGAAATACCTGATGCCCACATGAGTGGTGATTTGGTAATTATGGCAATGAGAAAAGAGGAGTGTCGGTTTCTTAACATCCGATGCCCTCTAAACAAGGGAGAATAGTATGGGTGGTGGTGGATTTTTAGGATTAGGGCCTGCGCCAAGTGCGCCTGCCGCCCCTGACTATAGGGGTGCTGCACAGGAAACTTCGGCAGGTAACTTAGAAGCGGCTAGAGCCAATATTGCGGCTAACCGAGTAAATCAATATACCCCTTATGGTAGCTTGACATATAAAATGTCGGGCGAGGATAAATACGGCAATCCAATGTGGACTGCTACTCAAGAATTTAGCCCTGACCAACAAGCACTTTATAACTACGATGTAGCCGCAAGTAAAGGTTTAGGGCAGTTATCGCAAACTGGCTTGAATTATGTTCAAAACATGATGGCTAACCCGTTTAGTACAGGTGGTTTGCCAAGTCTACAATCCAATTTAAACCCTGCTCAATTACAACAAATTAGCGGTGGGCCACAACTCAGTCAATTAGGTAGTGCCGAAGCTCAATTACGGGCAGGACAATCGCCTAATCTGCAAACCTCACTAGGTCAAAATGTAGGCATGCAAGGCTGGGATAGGGCAAGCAATTTATTAATGTCACGCTTAGACCCACAGCTACAACGCCAAGAACAGCGTTTAGATGCTCAGTTAGCGGCACAAGGTATTCCAATTGGTTCGGAAGCATACACTCGTGCCAAAGCTGACCTTGCAATGCAACAAAATGATGCTAGAACACAAGCTCAATTGCAAGCTCAAGGTATCCAACAAAACCTATTTGGTCAAGAATTGGCTGCTGGTCAATTTGGTAATCAAGCTATGTTGGGGCAAAATCAAGCACAGTTGGCTAATCTTGGCTTTACCAATCAAGCCCAACAACAAGACTTTGCTAATCGTATGGCTGGTTTAGGTTACAACAACCAACAGATTCAGCAAATGTATCAAAATCAAGTTTCTCAACAACAAGCAAATAATGCGATTGCACAGCAACAATTTGCTAACCAGCTTACAGGCGCTAACCTTGCTAACCAAGCCCGTCAACAAGGCTTTGGTGAATTGGCTTATCAGCGTAATGAACCCCTTAATACTCTTAATGCGGTTCGTAGTGGCGCACAAGTTCAAGGGCCACAGTTTGTTAACACACCTCAACAAGCAGTTACGGCTGGCCCTGACATATTGGGTGCGGCACAGATGGGTTATAACGCCCAAATGGGTGACTTTAATGCTAGACAAGCCGCCCAAGCTAACTTTAATTCAGGACTAATGGGATTAGGTGGTGCAGGCATTATGGCTTTTTCTGATGTCAGACTTAAAGAAAACATTAAACCTGTAGGCGTAATGCCTAACGGCTTGACCTTATATAGCTTTGAGTATGTAGATGAAATTAAATCACACCCATTAGCAGGTGATGGTATCCATGTAGGCGTAATGGCACAAGAAGTAGAGCAAGTATTCCCTTATGCAGTTAAAACCTTAGATGACGGCTACAAAGTCGTAGATTACGGACTATTACCATGAACAGAATGATGCCAAGTTATATGCCTATGCAAGACTTAACCCGCCAACAAGATGTATCGGGTGTACCACCTATGTATCAAAACATTGGGGCACAACAAGCTATGCAAAATATGGCAATGCAACAAGGTCAAGGCTTAACTCAACAAGCTGGTCAAATTGGTCAGCAAGGCGGTGGTATGAATCCTATGGCTATGGCTATGATGTTGCGAGGTGGTAAAGCGAATCCTTATTTAGCTTCAATTCCAGCAATGATGAGATATGGCGCAGGTAATGTGTATGGTGGATTTGGACAAGGACAAGTACCCACAACTACTACTGGCATGGATTAATTATGGCTAATGGATTTTTACCTACAAATACAGGAATTGGTGCAATTCCACCTGAGTTGTTTGCTCAACAGCAACAATTAAACCGCCAACAACAAATGGCTCAAATGTTGATGCAACAAGGAATGAATCAGCCACAAGGACAAATGGTTAGTGGGCGGTATGTCGCACCTAGCTTTTTCCAATACGCAGCGCCTTTAGCTCAATTATTTGCAGGTACACGCTTGCAAGAAAAAGGCGATAAAGCTATGCAAGAGTTGGTTGAAGCATTACGCAAAGGTAAACAAGCAGAAACTCAAGCAATTATTGAAAAATTACCTACTGATGTGCAAGGAGCTATGAGTTTAGCTTTGCAATCCCAATATGGCGCTGGTAAAGAACTTTTGCCAACATTAGTACAAAGAGCATTGCCTGAAGCACCTAAACCTACTACCGATATGCAAAACTTTGAGTTTGCTAAAGCACAAGGGTTTAAAGGCACATTTAATGATTACAAACAGCAAATTACCCCTGCTGAAAGAGAACGATTAAATCTTGACAGAGAAAAGTTTGAATTTGATAAACAAACTAAAGCAACTGGAAAAGACTTAACCGAAGCACAAGGCAAAGCATCTGCTTTCCAAAGCCAAATGGTTTCTGCTAGTAACGCAGTTAAAAGTCTTGAATCACAAGGCTTTGACCCAACATCATTTAAAAGCCAAACTGCTGTTAAATTGGCTGGTGGAACTGCTAATCCACTTGTGCCTGTTACTGCTCAACAATATAAACAAGCACAAGACCAATGGTCAGAAGCCTATTTACGCTTTAAAACGGGTGCTGCCGCTACTGAGCCTGAAGTTTTGCGAAACAATAGAACTTTCTTTCCTGTATTTGGTGACAAACCTGACCAAATTGCTCAAAAAGCTCTTGCTAGAGAACAAGCTGAACGAGATATTGGAATTGCCGCAGGGCGTGGCGCAAATTTAGGGGCACAGCCAGTTACTCCAACTGCAAAGCCTGAAGCTAAACCAGCAGTTGCACAACAACAAGGTTTGTCAAAAGTACCTAAAGGTGTTGACCCTAAAGTTTGGAATGTTATGACTCCTGAAGAAAAGGCGTTATTTAAATGACATTAGAACAACAACAAGCCATAGCTTTAGCTAACGCTCGGTTGCGTTTGCAAGAATCACAACCAACTGAACAGCAAGTGACAGAATCGCAATTTGCTGAAACGGGTGGCGGTGCAGCAGTTGGCAGACCTGTGCGTGGTGTGCGTTTAAATGTACAACCTGAACCAAGACCATTAGAGTCTTTTATGGCAGGTGCTACCCGTTCTGCTATTGACCCAATGTTGGCTGTAGCTCAAGGCGTTACAGGTGGGCGTGGTGGTGTTAGTGAAGCCGTAAAGCGTTTAGCACAAGAATCAGAAGCTTATGAACAAGCCAATCCTGCCTCATATATTGGTGGTCGTATTGGTGGTGCTGTATTGCCTGCAGCAGGTGTAGCAAAAGGCGTAGGAATGATTCCTAGCTTTGCCCGTGCCAATCCTTATGTTCAAGGTGCTGGTGTAGGTGCTATTACAGGTGCTATGACCCCCGTTGAAACAGGTGCTACTGGTTCACAAATGTACGAACAAATGGGTCAAAATGTAGCTACAAGCGGTGCAATAGGTACTGCTATTCCTGTGGTTGGTCGTGGTATTCAAGCTGCTGGTTCAGGTATTCGTAGAGCTTTGGGAGTAAGCACAGGCGCAGGCGAAGAAGCTATTGCACAAGCATTGCGAGCAGGGCGTGAAGGAAATCAAACATTTTTAGAAAATATGCAAAGCAAAGTGCCTATAACAAATGTTTTGGATGATGCTAGAGTTGCATTATCTAAAATGCAACAAACTTTAGGCAATGAA